GACTGCACTCCACAATCCCGGCCCCAATCCCGGGTCTCGTAGACCGTGCACCTCTTATTCAATATATTTAGCTTCAAAGTCAGCAACCTCCTTCATTCGAACAGCGGCAGAAGCGAGATTAGAAGCAGAGGTAGCACGAAATGAAGCAGCAGGAATACAAGCATAGATTGTGGTAAATAACATAATGCTAACATTCTTCATGCGCTCTTGACTACCAAGTTGAAGTAAGGGGTTGCCAACAAAAGTCCGCATCCATATGGGCAAGGCAAGAATTGCTGTAATGACCCACTCATCAACTTTTTTATCGGTCGTTAATCCGATCTTACTATCCTCCTGAGTCATCTGTTTTAGAACAGTCCTATAGCGAGACTTTACAATATGCAATTTTGAGGAGTCCATATAATCACCAACGACTAAAGGCAAATAAGGCAGCAGCGGCCCAGTCATCTCACCCCAAGCAGCGATCACATCCTGAGGGGCCTCACTGACAGAGACAGTTGCTCCAACCAATCCAATAAAATCAAAAATGGACTTATGAGAAATTCGCTCACGATTATATATCAAATAACGATCCAACCCCCGAGGAGTGATGATGCACTCACCAAATCGTACATCTACCGAAATTTTGTCGATGTACTTAGAAGCATGCGTCTCATTATTCTTGTTGTCCTCAACGGATCCCTCAACTGCCACACCAAATCCAAAAGTTCCGTACATAGGCAATCCTGTCACATGATTCAGTCCACTAATCTGTAATGACGCCAAATTAAAACCAAGCCGGCCAATCCAAATCCCCGTCCCAGTATGATGAGTAGACTTATTTGGACCAATAGCCGTCACGAGACCGAACCCATTATTGGTAGAATGATCTTGAACACGTGGACTACGACCAATTAGCCCTATATAATGTTTTTTCGTACCGCCTGAATCTTTAGATGTATCATGCTTTATCGCTGCAGTAATCTCAACATTGATGTTCATATCATGATCAGCACTGCCATTAGCATAACTAACGTGACAAGAAGCTGGTGAAAATGAGAAGAAATAGACAGCACAGAGGGTAGCTGTAACATTACGTCGATCAACTTGATGATGAGAGACATCCAACACACTCAGACCGATCCCCTTCTTAAGCTGGCCAACAATGACACCTGACGGCGAAAAAGTAGCTCCATTCTCGAGATTCGTACCAGGAGAGGTCAGGTGAAACATATCACATCCATCGACCAAAGATACGTGATACGGACGAGTATGAATAGGAAAAGTGGATACACTCGCTTCTTGGGGGGATACAATTACATTCTCAGGGACAACCTCCTTCATAACATCAGATGCCTTCTGAAGGCTTCTTGAAATATTACCAACAGTCCCCGCTCCAGTTTTCGTGCGCAGCGCCATCTCAGAGACAATGTGATTTTCAACCACCGAGTCCTCCTCCTTCTCACCAGGAACTTTAGCCCTAATACCAATCTCATGCCCGACTCGGTCGATGTGATCAAGTGCGGAGGCTCGAGCATCAGGATGAACATTGTCCGCAATAACCTGCGCTTTTGAACTGCTTGGCAATGCGAGCACATGCCGGCCTTGCACCATCGATCCATATACATCCGCCTTTGCCTCAGCATCCGCTTTAGTATCTAACATCAAGCTAGCCACCCCATTGACTACAGCTTGTTTGACAGTGTCAGCTTTCTGCTTTAGCCACCCGGTCATAATCTTTTCAGTTGCGCTAGCTCCCTCCTTCAAAGCGGGTTTCAGACTGCCAGCCACTACACCCCTTAGTTTGATAGCCTTCTCCTTCAACCCTTTCAAGAAATCAGCGGAATCTTGAGACATGAAAGAAGCCACATAACGCTCAGCAGCATCATTAAAGGAAATATCCATGAGCATTGCCATTCGGAGATTCTTTCCATCCCTAACTAGTTTACATACATCACTACAAACCGCAGAAGGCTGCGATACTCCAAAACCTCTAAACAAGAGAAAAATCATCGCAACGATGGGGTCTCTAAATACATCAAATCTTTGATGTACCCTATTGACTGCATCATCATCATAAGTGAATTGAAACTTCTCACACATATGACTGTATAGAATAGACACTGAGTCCCACCCCACATCCAAACGCTGGAAAAATTCATAAGTACATTGACAAGCCAACAAGCCGTCACTAACCTCCCGAGGCGTAAGTACTCCCCTCAACCAGGCATCAAGCAAGGCTTCAAGGTTAAATCTATCTTCAACAAAATCAGAAGAGGAGAAAAGAGGGTATCGAACAACACACTCCACACTGCTATCCAAATCAAACGTCTCACATACAGACACCCCTCGTCTGTCACCAGTAAGCAGGGAAGGTAGGGAACCAATAACATCATGTAGGTCCATTCGCATCATAGCGCCGTTAAAACAGGCTAAGTAAGTAAGATCATCTAGAGACTCAACATCAGATAGTCGGTTGTCTAGAAGCTGCATACAGGGTCCGTAAGACTCCCAAAGTTCCTCCAGATCCATTCCACTCACTGCGTCAGGCGAAACTACGGTGTCAGTATTCAACCGATAAAGCCAACAATGCTTATCTGCATATTCATCTGAAAAAAACCGCCCATCAAATCTAGCAGTCGTTGAAAGCTCTCGAGGAACCACATTAACCCAGTTGTGCGGGTAGAAATGCGCCAAATCCCCCCCACTGGTATGGCCCATCTTATCAAAGGTCCCATTGAAAATAGACCGATACGCATTCGTAAAAGAATCCATTCGGGACTCGATCTCTTCATGATCTGCATTATTCTGTCGCCACCCACGTCCATACGTCCCACCAAGCCAATTACCAATTTTACGAGTCTTCTCGTAAAAGTCAACTGTTGATACCACTGACCCTTGCACACATCCATTCTGACCCTGAAGACATGGTATCATGTCATCAAATATATCACTATCTGCATTCAAAAGATCATTCGATAATCCAGCAAAGGCCCTCATGTCACGTCCAGTTAAAAACTCAGCATACGACGGGTTCATTCCAGTGGGCACACTCAACGCCGCATCGAGCTTTGAAGTCTGATCGAACTTCTCAAGTGCCTTTGAATCAACAGCATTATGATCGCCATAAATAGTAATATAAGTCGGACTCGTGCTGGACACTCGGTTACCCATGGGTGTGACACAATTGTC